CCGGAAATCATCGAACTGTGGGGCACCAACATGCAGACGGACGTAACCGTTAAAAAAAACAAAATCCCAGCACCCGTGAAATGACCACGGCGCTGTTCCTCCTGCGGGCAGTCGAGCTGGGGATCAGCATCGGAGACCTTGACCTCCTGACCATCGGAGTCGTGCTCGACATGTGGAGCGAGAGGGCTAACGACAGTGTCGAGTACGACAGAGTGGCCAGACCTGCAACTCAATCCGATTTCGACCGGTTTTGATTACAGAAATGAAAAAGCAGAGGCAGAAATGTGTTCATTCCGCCTCTGCATTTGGGATTAGATCAAGAAATTGTTTTTTAGCATAAGAACGATTTGGTGTTGAGATATGTCGTAAATTCGGTCAAGCTCACTCCTGTTTTCCGAAAAGTATCTCCATATAGTTCCTGCGACCATAGATAATTCGGATGATAAAGACTGTGCCGTCCTCGACTCGATAGAAGGCCATATATTTGCCACATACGAGAAACCTGTAATTCGTATCAAATCCCGTAATAGCGGACAGCGGGCTCCCGATTTCGGGAAAACTTGAAAGAATTTTTATTTTGTCGAGAATTCCTGATACAGTCCGGCCTGCTGCTGTAGGGTTTGCGAGATCATCAGAAATGTAATCCATTATTTCTTGCAGATCCCGAAGCGATTCCGGCGAAAAACGTATTTCAGCCATTGGCAAGACCTACCTTGCCGAGAACCTCATCGAAAGAGAGCCAACCGTCCTTTTTGGCAGATTCCTCACCTTTGGACAACTCGCTGAGCAGGCGGAGTGTAGCTTTTGTTTTTTCAAATTCATCTATATCGATGATTACATATTTTCCACGACCGTTTTTGGTCAGAAAAACAGGCTCACCGACAGCTATCTCACGAAGGACTTCGGTGTAATTACGCAGATCGGAAACGGGCTTTATATTCGGCATGATGCCACCTCCAAAAGTTTTGCTGTAATTATTATAGCATAATTTATCGTAAAATCAACAGCAAGGCGAAAATAATTATCGGTGGAAAATGCCAATCCCTTTTATGGAGGACGAAGGTGATGTTTTCGATGGAGGAATTCTATTTACAAATTCGATCTATCCTTGAATAAACGTGTGAAATTCGAGGCGGTTAAATAAGCAAGTTTTATATTCGTATTAAGACGCAATCAGGAGGTGAACAGAGATGGCAAGCAGAATAAAGGGCATCACCGTAGAGATCGGTGGCGATACCACCGGACTTGAAAAAGCCCTCAAGGGTGTCAACAGTACGATCAAGACGACGCAGTCCGCCTTAAAGGACGTAGAGCGCCTCTTGAAACTTGACCCGACGAATACCGAACTGCTGACCCAAAAACAAAAGCTCCTGAAGGACGCCATCTCCTCCACTTCGGAAAAGCTGGAGACCCTGAAGGAAGCACAAAAGCAGGCCAAAGAGCAGCTTGAACGTGGAGAGCTCGGACAGGATAAGTACGACGCCCTCCAGCGTGAGATCATAGAAACCGAACAGGAGCTCAAGCGCCTGCAGGAACAGGCTGCGACCACCAGCGTATCACTGGAAAAGCTGGCCGTAGCCGGTGAGAAATTTGAGAAGGCCGGAGATAGCATTACCAGTGTTGGTAAAAAGGTTTCCGTAGCCTCGGCAGCCGTTACCGGACTCGGCGTAGCAGCCGTAAAGACCGCAGCGGACTTTGATAGTGCCATGGCCAACGTGGCTGCCATATCCGGCGCGACCGGCGACGACCTGCAAGCCCTGCGAGACAAAGCTCGTGAGATGGGAGAACGGACGAAATTCTCCGCCTCCGAAGCAGCGGACGCCATGTCGTATATGGCCATGGCGGGCTGGAAGACCGGAGACATGCTTTCCGGTATCGAAGGCATTATGAACCTTGCCGCAGCATCCGGTGAAGATCTCGCAGCAACGTCGGATATCGTAACCGACGCCCTGACAGCATTCGGTCTGACGGCGGAAGACTCTGCGCATTTCGCAGATATACTGGCCGCAGCGTCCAGCAACGCAAATACCAACGTCAGTATGATGGGCGAAACCTTCAAGTACTGTGCCCCGGTCGCCGGAGCCCTCGGCGATTCCGCAGAGGATGTTGCCGAGGCCATCGGCCTCATGGGTAATGCTGGTATCCAGAGCACCCAAGCCGGTACAGCGTTAAGGACAATGATGACCAAGCTGCAAGGCGAGCTGAAGCTGTCCGGTGAAGCACTCGGTGAAGTCACGATCCAGACGGCAAATGCAGACGGCAGCATGCGTGAGCTTTCAGATATTCTGGCAGACTGTAGAACGGCATTTTCAAAGATGTCCGAATCCGAAGCAGCAGCGGCAGCGGAAACCCTTGTTGGAAAGAACGCTATGTCCGGCTTCCTTGCCCTGATGAACGCAGCCCCCGGAGACATCAATAAGCTGCGCGATGCCATCGACAACTGCGATGGATCCGCCGAAGACATGGCCGCCATCATGCAGGATAACTTGAACGGCCAGATCACGATCCTCAAGAGCCAGCTGGAAGAGCTGGCCATTTCTTTTGGCGAAATGCTGATGCCCGTGATCCGCAAGGTCGTCGCCGCTGTGCAGGGTTTCGTCGACAAGCTGAATAACATGGATGAAGCACAGCGGAAAACCATCATAACCATCGGTTTAGTGATCGCAGCCCTCGGCCCCTTCCTCGTAATCCTCGGTACGGTCATATCTACCGTGGGCAAGAGTATGAAGGCATACGCGAGCGCGGCCAAGGGCATCAAGAAACTGATGGTAGCCGTGAAGAGCGGCAGCGGGATCTTCGGAAAGCTGGGTGCAGCCCTCGGCGGGATCAGCGCACCGGTGCTGGCCGTCGTGGCCGTTATCGCGGTACTGGCCGCAGCCTTCACACACCTGTGGAAAACAAACGACGGTTTCCGTGAAAACATCATCGCCACATGGACACGGATCAAAGAGACCGTCAGCAACTTCTGCCAAGGCATCGTTGACCGGCTGAACGCCCTCGGCTTTGAGTTCAGCAGCATCACCGAAGTGCTGAAGGCCGTGTGGAACGGCTTTTGCGATCTTCTGGGGCCCGTGTTTGAAGGCGCATTCCAGTTCATTGCCGACACGCTTTCGACGGTGCTGGACGTGCTCCTGAACACTGTGGACTTCTTCATCGCCGTTTTCAGCGGCGACTGGGAAGGCGCGTGGGAGGCCGTGAAGAACATTTTCAGCAGCATCTGGAACGGGCTCGTTTCGTGGTTTACGACGATCCTCGAAACCATCAAGGGTGTGCTGGACGTGGCCCTTGGCTGGATCGGAACCAGCTGGGAGCAGGTCTGGACAAGCGTGAAAAACTTCTTCACGAACATCTGGAACAGCATCAAGACCTTCATATCCAACACGATAAACGCCATTTCGACCACGATTTCCAATGTCATAAACGGCATAAAAACGACGGTCAGCAACGTGTTCAATTCCATAAAGACCACGATCAGCAACATTTTCAATGGCATCAAAGAGACCGCGACCACCGTATGGAACGCGATCAAGACGGCCATTACCACGCCCATCGACAATGCCAAGGAAAAAGTGAAGGCGGCCATCGACGCGATCAAGGGCTTCTTCTCCGGCTTGAAGCTGGAGCTGCCCCACATCAAGCTGCCGCATTTCAGCATTTCCGGCAGCTTCTCGTTGAGCCCGCCCAGCGTACCGCACATCAATATCGACTGGTATAAGGAAGGCGGTATTATGCTGAATCCCACCATCTTTGGCATGAATGGCTCTTCCCTTATGGCAGGCGGTGAAGCCGGAGCGGAGGCAATTCTGCCCTTGACGCAGTTCTATAACCGACTCGAAAGCATCCTCTCCAGTCGGCTGAATACCGGAAATATGGAGAAGTATCTCGCGGTCATCGCAGCCAATAGCGGCAAGGGTATATACCTTGATGACGGCACCCTCGTCGGGCATCTGCTTCCAGTCATCGATAGTGAGCTTGGAAAGAATCAGAAACTGCAAAGGAGGCTTGCATTATGATACCAGACGTAAAGATAAACAACGTATCCATGTTAAGCCTCGGTTGGCTGCGCGAGACCGTGGATTTCCCGACACCGAAATCCCAAACGAATACGGTGGTCGTGCCGGGAAGGAATTCTCCCATCCGTTTCACAGAGGCATTGGGGCGTGTATCGTATCAGCCGCGCAGTTTTGAGATCACGCTCACGATGCTCGGCACCCGTGCGGAGTATGATACCCTGGTCGGTGAGGCGGTCAACCGCTTCGCCGGTCAGCTCGTTCAGATCATTAGCAGCGAGGAACCGGAGCTGTACTACGTCGGCACGATTGAAGCAGAACCCTCCTATGACCCTCTGACGGGCAAGGGTGTTCTGCTTTTTTCATGCAATGACGGTGATGCCTACCGTTATCATGTAACGGAAACATCTGTCATAAAAACAGGCAGCGGCACGGTCACGCTTGCAAACGATTATATGCCCGTCGTTCCGGTGATCACGACTACTGCCGAAACTACCCTCACTTGGACGGTCGGCTCGGACAGCTTCCACAAGACACTTAGTGCCGGAACATGGGAGATACCGGAGCTGGAGCTTGCACCCGGCAATAACTCCGTTACCGTCACCGGCAGCGGAACGACTACCTTCAAGTACAGGGAGGGACGGCTGTGAGCATCTTTCGTGTATTTGTAGACGGAAATCTTTTCTACCACCCGGAGCTGAGTAAGCTCGCCATCACCCAGGCGAAGGTGCATGAGGATGCGGAGAACATCGACAGCCTTACACTTTCGGCTCCGCACAATCATCCGTACCTGAACGACATCGTGCCTCTGGTTTCCACTATCGTCTGCAAGAAGGATGACGATATCGTTTTTGAGGGACGCGCCATTGATGACGGCAGCGATTTCTATAACACCCATACATGGACGTGCGAGTCGTGTATGGCCTACCTCAAGGACACGATCCAGCCGCCTTTTCAGTACAGCGGCACATTGCGCGGACTGATGGAGTATTTCATAGACATCCACAATGAAGCTGTGGAGGAGAAAAAACAGTTCGTCCTTGGTGAGGTCACTGTTGTGGACGATAACGACTATATCTCCTACAGCAATTCGGAATACTCCGTCACGATGGATGCCATCCGGGACAAGCTCATCAAGACCCACGGCGGATACCTCCAAATTCGCTATGAAGACGGCAATCGGTATCTGGACTATCTTGCGGATTTCAGTCTGCGCTCATTGCAGACCGTGGAGTTCGGTAAGAACCTCCTCGATGTGAAAGTGACCCGTGACCACACAGCAAGAGCCTCAGTTCTTATTCCATTGGGGGCGATTATTGAGGAAAGCTCCGAAGAAGAATCCGAAGAGACTTCTCAAAAGCGCGTGGATATAACCTCCGTGAACGAAGGTCGGAATTACATCTACGATGAGAATGCCGTTGAGGAGATCGGTTGGATATGGGCTACGGAGATATGGGACGATGTAACCGTCCCCGGGAATCTCCTGCGGAAAGCAAACGCCCGCCTTGCCGAGCTGACCGAGGGCATCACAAGCATGGAGCTTACCATCGTGGACGAGTCGGACACAGGAGCAGACATCGGGGATATCCGAGCAAGAATGTATGTGAAATGTCTCTCCGCTCCCCACGGCATCAACGGCACGTACCTTTGCGTCAGCCGCGACAGGGATTACCTGAACCCTGCCGGTAATACGATCACCATCGGAGCAAGCGGAGTAACGCTCACGTCCGCAACAGCGCGGCAGTCGCAGACCATATCCGCTCTTGAAACGGACATGGACGGCATCGTGGGCAGAGTTGAAGAAATATCCTCCGCCAAGATGTACCGCACGGAGCTCGTGGTGGACGGGGTGAATATCTTCCGCGAGAAGACACAGCAGAGTATTATCCATTGCAAAGTGTACTCGTGGGACAAGGATATAACCGATGCGCTCCCGGCATCCGCTTTCGTCTGGCACCGTCACTCCAACGATGAAGATGCCGATGAAGAGTGGGATGATGCCCATAGCGGAGTAAAGACCGTCACGGTTTCCACAGAGGACGTGCAGGACAACGCTTCCTTCTTCTGTGAAGTAACAATATAAGGAGTATTTCTATGCCTACATTAACCTCCAGCCAGCAGACCTTTGTGGATATAACCGACCAAAGAAAGCTGTCTGCATATATAACTTCAAATCTGCCGAAGACGCAGAGCGAAGACCCGAATGTTCTGCCGCACACCTACGCACCGAGCTGGGCAAGCACGAACCTCAAGCTCACGCCCGTGGTATTCCTCGACCAGACGGCTCTTGCCCTGAACGCACAGGGACTGACGATCACATGGAAACGCAAGGACGGCATTGCTTCGGAGACGAACCTCACCACCGGCGAAAGTGTGTCCGGCGGCATTCTCACGGTCAGTCAGAATAAGCTGCCTGCGTCCTCCTCCGGCATGATCACCTACATCTGCTATATAAGTTACTACGACAGCGAGACGAACAACACCGTAAACATCACGGCAGACATCACCTATACGCTGGTGAAAAATGCGGAGAACGCCCGCCTTGCCTATGTCACGGCAGACACCTATGTTTTCAAGTACAACAGCTCCGGCACCATAGTCGGTGCTTCGCAGGCAACGCTGACCGCGCAGGTGCAGGGCGTAACGATCAGCAAGTGGCAGTATAAGAACAGCTCCGGCAATTGGGCGGATTATCCGACCACATCAGATAACCCCACGATCACCGGAGGCACTCTTGTAGTCAAACCGACTCACAGCGTATTCTTCAATAATGTCGCGCAGATCAAGCTCGTTACGAGCGAGAGCGATGTGTTCGACACCGTTTCCATCACGAAGATGTATGACGGCTCGAAGGGAGACCCCGGTACACCCGGAAGCCCCGGCTCACCCGGCAGCGGCGGCTTGTCCGTTATCCTCGGAAACGAGGCGCAGACGATTGCCTGCACCTCCGCAGGAAAGACCTCGGCAGCATCCGTCATCACGATACCGTTTGTGGGCTATATCGGCATCACGCAAACGGCCTGCTCCTGCAGCGTGGGAACACTGCCCACCGGCATTACCGTCAAGTCCAACACCGCAGGCACGGCATCGACAGCCGGAAAGCTGGAGCTGAATGTTGCGGCATCGTCAGATCTCGGAGGCACGTCCGTGCTGACCGGAAACATCACGC